TTAAAACAATTAAAACAATTAAAACAATTAAAACAATTAAAACAATTAAAACAATTAAAACAATTAAAACAATTAAAACAATTAAAACAATTAAAACAATTAAAACAATTAAAATAAAAATTGAAAAAATATAAGATGTATTTATATTTATATAACTATAAATGTCTACTAAAGCAAAAATTTCAAATGTGCAAGAACAAAACGGAACATTAAATTTTACATTAAGTAATATAAATGTTAGTTATGCTAATGGATTGCGCAGAGTAATTTTATCAGAAATCCCAGTTATTGCCATTGAGAGTTATCCATATGAAAAAAATAATGTAAAAATATTTACTAATAAATCACGATTAAATAATGAATTAATTAAACAACGCTTAAGTTGTATTCCTATTCATATTGATGCTTTGCAAGATTTTCCATATGATGAATATGTTTTAGAAGTTAATAAAAGCAATGATTCAAATGTTATTATTTATATTACAAGCGAAGATTTTCAAATTAAAAATATTAAAACAGGTAAATATTTGACTAGAGGAGAAGTTCAAAAGATTTTTCCTCCTGACCCAATTAGTGGTGATTATATTGATTTGCTTCGCTTAAGACCAAAAATTGATTCAAACATGGATAAAGAACATTTACATTTAGAAGCCAAATTTACTATTAGCAATGCTAAAAGTGATGGGGCATTTAATGTTGTAAGCACTTGTAGCTATGGAAATACCCTAGATCAAGTAAAAATTAAAGATGCTTGGGAATTAAAAGAAACAGAATTAAAACAAAAATATGGGAAAGAAGAAATTGAAACTATGAAAAAAGATTGGATGATTTTAGATGCTAAGCGCATTTTTGAAGAAGACAGTTTTGATTATATTATTGAAACACTTGGTATTTATGATAATTTTAAATTAGTTGAAATTGCCACAAATATACTAATAAAAAAATTATTTAATTCTCTAAAACTACTTAAAGAAAATATTGATTTTATCGAAGAAATTGAAGATACTATGGAAAATTCATATAGTATTAGATTAGAAAATGAGGATTATACTATTGGTAAAATTATTGAATTCAATTTTTATGATAAATATTTTATTAATTCAAAAAATTTAAATTATGTTAGTTTCTTGAAGAAGCATCCTCACGACAATTTTAGTATTATTAAATTGTCTTATAAAAATCAGATTACAAAAGATGATATTTTGCTAAATTTTGAAGAATGTATTAATAGTTCTATTTTGCTAATTAATTCTATTAAAGAATATTTTACTTCAAAATAAAATAGGCTTTTATATAATATTTTGTATTTATATAATATTTTGTATAGTAAAAAAAAATTGATATTTTTTTTAGCAAAGTTGAAAAGTCTAAAAGCAATAAACAAGACTTAATAATCAAATAGCAATGAATTGCTACGCTGGATTGGCAAAGCGTCTTGTTAAATCATGCTTTCCAGAAGTAAAACTATCGCAAGTAATTCCAGTTCCACAATTAGAACCACTTGATGCTAAAAATATTATTAAACGTGAAGTCAAAGATAATAACACAAATAAAGCATGCTTTGCATTAAATGATGCTCATGAGCGTGTATTTAAACCCGTATCAGAGGAAGAGGCTTGGGAAGTAACCCTGGCTTGGGCGGAAGCAAAGGCACAAGAACGGGAGACAGCAACAATCAAGGAGCTATCCCAGACCGACACCGACGAATCATACGATTCAGATGACTCCGACGACGTCTTCGGTCCACCTTTAGTTGCAATGGCAGGATTGATGAGGGTGGGTGAGGTGGTAAGAGCAAATGTGTATAGTATCGATGATGCTGCTGCTGCCGCGGCAATGTGGAGGGATGATGCTCAAGCTGATGCATATGAATGTGTTGCTGCTAAAAAAGCACTGGAAGCATTAGATAAGTGGTTCCCATCTGCGGCGAGAAAATATACAGCAGCAACAATCATACAGGCGGCAGCAAGAGGACGAGCAGTGCGTGCTTGGAACACCTTCATTTCTGCACCAGTAGCATCAAATAATGACAACAACGGGTCAGTATTTGTTACTAGGGAGGTGATGTCCCACCTTTTGTGGACACTGCGCTTGTTTGGAAACAGAATATCGGCGGCGACGGTGGCAGTGACAGCAACAACTGCCTTAGCAAAGGCAAGACAATATAAGAAAATTATAGACAATGAGGCGATCGTGTCAGCAACAAGAAGTGCAGTAGTGGAGTGGGTGGCAGCGACAATCATACAGGCTGCCGAGAGAGGGCGAGCAGTGCGTGCTTGGAACGCCATAATAACACATGGATTATCACTAGAATTGCCGCATATATATCGCACGCAATATCTCAAGCGTCGTAATATGGAGATTGATGCTCTTGAGCAAGAGCTTGCGGAGGACTGGACGGCCTCGCCTAAATATGCAATGGCTTGGATTAGACTAGCAGAGCGGCGTCGGTATGGCCACCACTTTTGACATATCCACCACATACATGTGTTGCTTATACACCATAACCATAAATTAATCATAGTGTGCAATATATTCATCATTTTTTACATTACGCAACTGAGTATAAGATGGAGGTTCAGCATGCTCATCATAATATATATTAGAAATATCTAGAAACGGAACATTATTTGTATTATTTTTTTTGTCTTTATTACATTCTTTAAAACATTCTTTGTTATTTTCTTTAATAATAGAAAATATATCACATATATTTCCCATAATGTGTTATGTATATAATAAATATTTTAGTTTTAAATATTTATTATAAAAATTTATTTAAATTTTAAATTTTTAATTTAACACTCAAATAGAACAATCCATTTCTTCTTTTTCTTCTTTTTCTTCTTTAGAACTTTCGCTAATAACACTAGTTGGACAAGTATCGGCACACATAACACTAGTATCATAACTCATTATGCGACTTCCTTTGATTTGAGGACTCTTATAATTAATTAGAAACATTTGCTGTGCTGGATGTAGCGCATTTACATAATCAATTACAAATTTCTTATCAATTGCTTTTTGGTTTGGTTTAAGTTCGGTCTTATATTTTTCATGTAATTTATACATATGTGTTTTATATTCAAATTCATATTCTTTTAATGGTTTTTCTTTACGAACAAAACAACTAATATAATTCATAAATAAATTATTGGTGTAATGATACATTGCCAACTTAAATTTATTAAAAATCACAGTATGTTCAGGATAATATTGTAAAAATTCTCCCACTTTATTTTGTTGTTTTAAAGTTAAATAATTAAACTGCAGTTTGGGTTGATTGCCCCTAAGTTTACGCACTTCTTCATAACTCGCATTTCTAATTTTGCTACGTGTTCCATCTTTGCTATATAAAAAGCATCCAACACAATTATATCCGGCATTTCCAGATGAATAATAATCTTTAATTTCTTGAAAATTTGTCACTGGATACTTATTAACAAATTTAATATTACTATTAATAAAAATATATGGCGGAGCATTTACCAATGATTGAATATCAATTTCATTAATAATAACATGGTTTAAATTATCACTACTTAGCACATTATTAATAGGATGAATAATTTCATAAACTTTAACTAGAAAAATAATAGGTGTAATAATAGGAGTAACAATCCGATTAAATGGGTGTTGTAATACAAAGCTGTATACATATTTTTTATCTAAACAATTAAGGTCTAAGTTGCAAGTATTACATGCCTCAAAAAACATAGAGCGAAATGTTAGATTGTAATAATCTTTAAAATAATTGTTATTATCAAAATATTTGTAGTTTTTAACATCATTAAAGAAAACAATGTTTGCTCCAACACTTGAGCGTGTAGCAACTTCCCAAATTTCTTTAATATTATCATAAAACACATTAATCATAGTTCCATCAACAAAATCTTCTAACCAACTATTTTCTGTGCTATAGTTATTTACAAAAAGAGAATAATCTAATGATTTTTCTGGAGCAAAACATACGACTTTATTATTTCTAATAATAACAGAACGATATTTAGAAACTTCAGAATACTTATCATATATTCCATTAATTAGTAAATTTTTGAGTTTTTCCTTATCATATCTAATAATCTTATATTCATTGTTGTTGAAAGTATATTTTTTAATATTAAAATTATTGTCTTCATTATTTAACACATGTGTAACATTAAGATTAATTGAATTTGTAATAGTTACCATAGAAATTAATCTAGGATAATATTATTACATCATAAGCAATCTTTAAATCTTTTAAATATTATATTTAAAAGGCTAGAAATATTATTTAACTGGAAATAATATTAGAATTATATTAATTTCTAATATAAATATAAGATTGCTATGAGTAAAATAGAAGAAGTAGAATTCAAAGAAAAAGAAGAAGAGGATCAAGAAGAAGAAGAGGAACCACAAGAAGCACAAGAAACACAAGAAACACAAGAAACACAAGAAACACAACCTCTAACAAATAATATTAATCTTCAATTAGGAGATATTATTCAATTTGATGCCCCCAGTGATACATCATTACATGACAAAATATATTTTATCAAATTTATTAACCAAGAAAAAATAGTATTAATAAATGCCGAAAAAACAATCACATTAAATATAACTCCATCAGGGAAACTAGAAGAAGAATCAATAGCAAACATATTATTGTTAAGTAGGCATAAAAGTCCAAGTTTTGTTGCTCAAAATAATTTAGAAATGAAAAAATACATTTCTATTTATTTTGGAGAACCAATACCAAGAGTGTTAAATGGTATTATTACAAATATTGAAAATGATATGATAGAAATCACTACATTACCAGAAAAAGAGCTATTATATATTGATTTCGCTTATTCTGGTATTCCAGAAAATTTAAATATTGAAAAAATAATAGTTCGTGAAAAGTTAGATGAAACAAAATTACTTGTATCACGCGAAGAAAAATTAAATTCTTTAAGCTCAAGCGATGACACAGAAGAAAGTTATTTAAACCAAGATAATACACAAGAATTAGACTATGATTTGAAAGTCTATACTAGTAAATCTGATTTAGAAAATATAATACTAGACACTATTGAACTAGGTGCAGAATTAGACGATTTAGAACACGAAGTAAATGTTTCAGAAAAAGAGCAACGCTATAGTTTAGATAAACAAACAAATGATTATTTAGATAAACTAATAAATGCTTATTTGCCGGAACAACGCACAGATGAAGTAATTAATAAAATTCACAATGAAATAAATTATTATATACAATTGCGAAATATATATTCCCATTTTGATGCCAATAATAATCCCTCATTAATAGAAGATCGCGGGCAACATTATAAGCATTTAAAAGAACAATTATTTAATTTAAATAAAAAATTATATTACATATTACCTGTATTGTCAAATGTTCGCAATTTAATAATAAATGAAACAA